TACCTTTATCCTATCCTAACGGTGCGGTTGTCATAGTTGTAAATACTACAACTGTGTGGACTACAGCTAGGGTAATCACTTGTACAATTCATTATACAATTGATTAAACCATAATAGGGGTGTAGGCAACTATGCCCCTTTTCTAAAGAGGAAATATGAATAGAGTTAGTATTGCAAATTTAGCATTATCTAATCTTGGCGAAGCACCAATCCAAAACTTAACTGATGATAATGCAAGAGCAAGAATTGCTAGTGCAAGGATTGATGATGTAATTCGTGGTATATTACGAATGCATGATTGGAACACTGCGATGAAGCGTATTGCATTAACAAGTATCGGAGAACCTTTGTTTGGATTTAATACTACATTCCAACTACCAGCAGATTTTATAAAGATTGTTGAAGTATATCCTGTTTCCAGGTATAGGATACAAGCAGATACATTGTTATCGAATGAAACCACAATAAGTATATTATATATTCATGAGCCTACTGACGTAAATACGTTAGATGTTTTATTAGCAGAAGCTATTGCATTAAAATTAGCAACTGAGGTTTCAGAAACTTTAACTGGTAAAGATGGTCTTAAAGAAAGAATGATGCATAAATTTGTTATGGCATTACAAGAGGCACGATCTGCTAATTCCAAAGATAAGACACCTGAACATAGAGAAGATTCTACATTCTGGAATGCTCGCAGGAGAGAAACTACACCAGTACATCGTACATTTAATTACCCAGAAACTGGTAATGCAGTATCTAATAACTTTACACCTCCAGCTTCTTAATGCCGACATTTGAATTCCTTCAAGCCAGGTTTACTGAGGGTGTACTAGCAAAAAGTCTTCATGGGCGTTCTGCTGAAGAGTTTTACTCTTATGGTCTAGAAGATGCTGAGAACATGATCCCTTTGATTGAGGGGCCTATGGTGAAGCGTCCTGGCACAATATATGTTGCTGAGGCACAATCTTCTGTATCTCGTCTCATACCTTTTTATAAAGGTGGAACAGAAGCCTATGTTCTCGAGATCGGATATGATGAAACTGCAACGGATGATACGTTTGATTGTGATTTTATAATTACATCAACAACTGTTACAGCAACAGCTCTAAATGTAGCTAAAATAAGTGTTGGTCAGCATTTATGGCAAAATGAAGATGCAGATATGATGCCAACATCTACTGCTTATCCATCTAGCGATACAAGTGCGACTGTTGTTTCAATAGACACAGCAACTACATTTACAATTTCTGAAGCTGCTATAGGTACTGGAACTAAAGAGTGTACATTCAGTAACAAGCCTTATATCAAGATATTCTCTCAAGATAAACAACTTGGATTTGGAGGAGCTGTAACAACTCCATATATAATTAAATCACATAGATGGTTTTCGACTACACATCCTACGGATACTACAAAAAGCGTAGATGAGATAGCAAATTTGTCATGGACTCAGAGTGGTGACGTACTATTTTTTACTTGTCCTACACGGAAACCATTTCTTTTATCTAGAACAATTGATTCTACTGCCTCCTTAGTTCGTGCTGAAGATAATTCTGTATGGACAATGAGTGATTATGTACAAGAAGACGGTCCTTATGAAAATACGAATACTGATCCAGACAAAGCATTTGTAGCTCTAAATTCAGTTAATAGTAGTGTCGAAGTAGACGATGATATCGCTTTTGCTCAATTTGATGTTGTAAATAATGTAATTATACTTGCAAATCATGGTATGCAAGTTGGTCAAAAAATTAATTTACATTGTGCAACCGCTACAAGTAATACTCAGATTATAATAAAGGATGGCACTGTTGACCCTGCTGATGGTGGTGATGTATGTTTAGGTGGTTACTATCCTGCTTATCATACTTCTAATTCTAATATTAATACTTCTGCTACAGGAGTACATGTTGAAAATAATTATTATTATGTAGTATATGCAACCTCAGTTTCATTCCAAGTATCTGATAAACCAAATGGTGCTGCATTTGATATTGGATACATAAATAAAGATGCAGGTACAGCATATTCTGCTGGTCCTCCTGTTGTTGATTATGTTGCTCCTACACCTGGTAATCAGTTTACTGGTGAAGTAATGGTAAAAAGAAGGATCTATGAAAGAAATTCTACAATTAGTATAGATTCTAAATACAGATACACTACAAACCCTGATCTATGGCAAACATCTGTTTCTGCGGGGCCAATATCTATCAGTTGTACTACTGCTATCAACAGCGCTACAGTATTAGTGCCTGGGTCTACAGCTGGAATGATAGTAGGACAAGTGGTATCAGGTCAAGGTATCCCTACTACTGGTGCAACAGTATCTTCAATTGTGGTTAATACTTCTTTTGTTATGTCTACTACTGCAACTGCAAGTGGAACAGTAACGTTATCCTTTGTTGGATATGGATATGGCGGTCATTATTTTACCTCAGATGATATAGGAAGACATATTAGATTGAATCCTATTGCAGATACTACTACAAGAAGAGGTGGTATAAGATGGGGTTGGGGAAATATAAGAAGTATAACAAGTGAATCACGAGTTACAGTAGAATTAGTAACAGACTTATCGGTTTATGCAGATGATGGGTACAGCAGTGTTGCTGGTGCAGGATCAAGCGAATGGAGACTTGGTGCATTTAATGGTTATTGGGATTATCCAAATTTAAAACTTCAAAATTCTAGCAATAAAGGTATAGACGCATTTACAGGGAATGGTTATCCAAAACTCTCACAGATATACCAACAGAGATTATGTTTTGCTGCAACGGCTTTAGAGCCTTCTACAGTTTGGATGTCTAGATCAGGTAACTTTTACAATTTCGCTCCTACTGAATTAGGCGTACAAGACTCACCTTTAGTCTTAACATCAGGAGTAACAACAGAAATAATTAGTTCTACTAATGGATTATACTTTACAATAGATTCTGATACTCTTGATGAAATATTATGGTTACTTGATTCTAAGCAACTTGCTCTAGGTACTTCTGCAGGAGTGTATTTTTTATATGGATCAGAAAATAATCTTACTGTTACACCGACACGTTTTACAATTAACAGAGAAACATCTTACTCTGCATCATCAGTTGAGCCAGTAATAGTATCCAATGTAGTTATATATCCACAGAGAGGAGGTCGTGAAATCCAGGAATTAGAATTCTCAGGATCAGAAGACCAATGGTTGCAGACTCGTATTTCAATGAAAGCATATGATATTATCTCAACCAGTAATATAACTAAGTTATCATGGCAAGAACGTCCTAATCCTATTATCTGGATGATTATGGATAATGGGAAATTACTCTCACTTAGTTATGATAGACAAGTACAATTTAAAGCATGGTCAGTACATACATTCGGTGGAACTGATACTAAGGTTACTGATATAGCAATCATACCTCGTAATGACCATGACCAATTATGGTTACAAATAGAAAGAACTATTAATGGTAGTACAAAAACTTACATAGAACGCTTAAGTCGTTTTCCCTCAGAAAATGTTACAGACCGAAATGAATTAGTATTTTTAGATAGTGCAATTGTACACAAAGTTGCAGATATTGTAGAGGGAACACCATTAGTAAAAGGGGCAGGGCAAGCAACAAGCCAAGCTAATTTAATAGTTGATGGTGCTGAGACTAAACCTGCAGATGGGACAACATTCTTGCTCCCTGGTAATACTACACTATATACAGTATTATCATCAACTACGCCCACTAATGGGAATTCTTGGACTTCTACATGGACATTGAATCGTAATCTCGCAGCTGTTCCTGCTGATAATGCAGTTATTGATGTTCGTTTAAATATATTAACAGCATCTCATTTGGAAGCTGAATCAATAGGACTATGTACAAATGGAATGGAACATTCTACTAAAACTGTATCTAGTAGTACTTATAATGCGACCACAAATCCACATATTACTTCTGTTACACTTGATCATTCTCTGGCAACTACTGCAATATCAGGTTTATTTTATGATGCATCTATAACTACTCTTAGCCCTCCTACATTAGATAATCAATATAATTGGAATAAGAGATTATTAACACTTACTGCATTGGTACAAGATAGTCTTGGAATTAGAATAGAATATAATGATCTTACAGAAGAATTGTTGTTTAGATCTACTCAGGTGAACACAGGTGAACCTATTCCTTTGTTTAGTGGATTCAGGAAACAAACATTATCAGGTATAGGATGG